GCGGGGTTAACTTTGCTTGGAAAGCGAAAAACCCCATAATGTGGGGTAACAAAAGAGCTGAGATGTGGGGTATGATGCGCGAATGGCTCAGGTCAGCCTCGATTCCTACCGACAGACAGCTCAAAGCTGACCTCACCGGGCCAACTAAAAAGCCCAATTCCGCAGGTACTATCTTTTTGGAAGGTAAGAAGGAAATGAAAGCACGAGGTATCGCTTCACCTGATGCAGCCGATGCTTTGGCCGTTACTTTTGCCTTTCCTGTGGCTCATAGAGAATATGCTGCGAAGGAAAGAACCCGCGCATATTCTGACCGCACGGCAGTTGCAACTTCATGGATGGGAAGTTAGATGGCTACAAAAAAGAATGTCTCTCTAAGCGTTGGCCGAGGCGAAAAGTTGCCGGTGTCCAAAGGTGCTGGCTTGACCGCCAAAGGGCGCGAGAAGTACAATCGAGAAACTGGCAGCAATCTCAAAGCGCCAGCGCCTAATCCAAAAACAAAAGCAGATCAGGGGCGCAAGGATTCATTTTGTGCAAGAATGGGCGCAGTAGCGGCCAACGCCAAAGATGGCGAACGCGCTAAAGCAGCTCTTAAACGATGGAAGTGTTGATATGGCTACCAAACCCGGCTTATATGCCAATATCCATGCAAAACGTGAGCGCATAGCCGCTGGTTCTAAAGAGAAAATGCGCCAGCCAGGCGACAAGGGTGCGCCAACTGCCAAAGCGTTTAAAGAGTCTGCTAAAACAGCGAAGAAGAAATAATCATGCCACTGGTTAAATCAAAATCACCCGAAGCCTTCCGCAAGAACGTCAAAGCTGAAGTTAAAGCTGGCAAGCCCGTCAAGCAGGCCGTTGCCATCGCGTATTCAGTCAAACGTGAAGCAGAAAAGAAGAAAAAATAATGGCTGATCCAACCGGAATGGTCGCGGCGGCTAATGTAGCTGCTGGCGGCAAACCACCAAAATCTGATTCAGACATTCTGACAGTCGCCCGTGCGCGGCTAGACATGGCAGTCTCTGCACTGGCCGAGAGCCGTGAAGACGAAATTGACGATCTGCGCTTTTATGCCGGATCACCTGACAACCACTGGCAGTGGCCTGCTGACGTATTGGCCACTCGCGGTGCGGTGCAAGGTCAGACGATCAACGCCCGCCCAACGCTTACAATCAACAAACTGCCGCAGCACGTCCGTCAAGTGACGAATGATATGCGTCAGAACCGCCCAGGCGCGAAGGTCATCCCAGTCGATGACAACGCTGATGTGGAAGTGGCCGAAATTTTTAACGGCATGATTCGCCACATTGAGTACATCTCTGACGCTGACGTGGCATACGACACGGCCTGCGAGAATCAGGTGTCTTATGGCGAAGGCTACATCACCCTGATGACCGAGTACTGTGACGAGAACACATTCGATCAGGACATTAAGATTGGCCGTATTCGCAACAGCTTTTCAGTTTACATGGATCCGCTGATCCAAGACCCAACGGGCGCGGATGCCAAGTATTGCTTCATTACCGAAGACCTAACTAAAGCAGAATATGAGCGCCAGTACCCAGATGCTGCGCCTATCTCTACGCTCCAGTCTCTTGGTGTAGGTGACCAGTCGATCAGCAACTGGCTCAATGAAGACACAGTGCGTATCGCCAGTTATTACTACATTGACTACGACAAGACTAAGCTGAATTTGTACCCTGGCAATCAGTCGGCCTTTGAAGGCACGCCTGAAGACAAGATGCTCAAGGACATGTTTGGCAAGCCAATCAAAAGCCGCATCTCTGAGCGCCCACGGGTGATGTACTGCAAGATCAACGGTTACGAAATCCTCGAACAAAAAGAGTGGGCTGGCAAATGGATTCCTGTGATCCGTGTGATCGGCAACGAGTTCGAGGTCGATGGCCGTATTTACATTTCTGGCTTAGTGCGTAACGCCAAAGATGCCCAGCGCATGTACAACTACTGGGTTAGCCAAGAAGCTGAGATGCTGGCACTGGCTCCCAAGGCTCCGTTTATTGGCTATGGTGGCCAGTTTGAGGGCTATGAGGACAAGTGGAAGACAGCTAACACAAACAACTGGCCGTACCTTGAGGTCAATCCAGACGTTACAGACGGCCAAGGCGCAGTCTTGCCACTACCCCAGCGGGCACAACCGCCAATGGCCTCCAGCGGGCTATTGCAGGCCAAGGCAGGCGCATCTGAGGACATTAAGTCCACAACCGGCCAATACAATGCCAGTTTGGGCATGGGAAGCAACGAGCGCTCTGGTAAAGCCATTCTGGCTCGCCAGCGTGAGGGTGATGTAGGTACTTTCCACTATGGTGACAACCTAACCCGTGCTGTGCGCCATGTGGCTCGTCAGTTGGTGGACTTGATCCCTAAGATTTACGACACCCAGCGTATTGCTCGCATCATTGGTGAAGATGGCGAAACGAAAATGGTCAAGATCAACCCTGACCAGCCTCAACCCGTCAACAAGATTGTCAACGAGCAAGGCATTGTGATCGAGAAGATTTACAACCCCGGCGTTGGCAAGTACGATGTGGTGGCCACAACTGGCCCAGGCTACGCAACCAAGCGCCAAGAGGCATTGGAAGCCATGGCTCAACTGCTTCAGGGTAATCCCCAACTGTGGTCTGTGGCTGGCGACTTGTTCGTCAAGAACATGGACTGGCCTGGCGCACAAGAGATGGCCAAGCGTTTTGCCAAGACCATTGATCCTAAGTTCTTGGAAGATGGTGACGAAGACCCAGCCTTGCAGGCAGCGCAGCAACAGATTCAGGCCATGGGCGCTGAGATGGAGCAGATGTACCAGATGATCCAGAATGTCGGCAAATCAATCGAAATGCAGGACTTGGAGCGCAAGGACTTTGAGGCTCAGATCAAGGCTTATGACGCCGAAACCAAGCGAATTGCCGCTGTGCAGGCTGGTATGACTGAAGAACAGATTCAAGACATTGCCATGGGCGTGGTCGCTGCGGCCATGGAGTCGCAGAGCATGATGAACCAGATGCCTGAGATGCGTGAGGAATCTATGCCCATGGAGATGATGCCTCCTCAGCAAGAAATGATGCCACCAGAGCAAGAAATGATGCCTCCACAAGGAATGCCACAATGAAAGCAAATGAATTTTTAGGCTTGCTGTTCTTGGCGCGGGATGTTGCACATTCCGTACACCTGAACACACGAAGTTTTAGCAAGCACGAAGCGCTCAACATTTTCTACAACCGCATCATTGGTGCGGCTGACGATTTTGCTGAAGCCTACCAAGGCCGGTACGGTCTGATTGGCCCAATTACCCTACATTCGGCCAAGAAAACGGCCAACATTATTGAGTTTTTGCAGGATTCTCTTGCTGAAATTGAAGCCGCAAGATACGATGTATGTGATAAATCTGACTCATCACTTCAGCAATTGATAGATAATATCGTTGAGATATATCTCCGGACTTTGTACAAATTGAAATTCTTGGCGTAAGGATCATCATGGAACTTCTCAACCCAATGAGCAAAGCGGATTTCCCCGCTTACACCGCAACTGCTGGCGCAAGTGCAGGCAACACAACTGCATGGAACGCTGGCCCACAAGGTGTGCTAGTCTGGGCTGACGTGCCCTGCTACGTTGAAGTCGGTGTGGGTGCTGTTGCTACCAGCGCCAGCACACCGATCCCTGCTTACACGCCAATTCCTTTTGTTCTGACACTCAGCTCAAACGGCTCTCCTTGGCGCGTCAGTGTGTTGCGAATTGGTAGCACAGACGGCACTGCGTACTGCAAACCGATTAACAAGCAATGAGCTTTGGTGTCGCCCTTCGCAATTCGGTGGCCATTGGCCTAGCCGGTATTGCCACGCTGTTTTCAGGCACACGCGACAGCGGTGCATCAGTGGGCAACCTTCTCACCGAATCTGGCGACAACCTCGTCCAAGAGGACGGTGGGCAAATTCTTTTGGAGTGACCTAAATGGCCGTATTTTTATCCCCAGTGGGCGGTGCTGCGGCCCAGTTCTTTACGAATACCGGCTCAGTGCTGACTGGCGGTAAGTTGTTTAGCTATGCTGCGGGTACGACTACGCCGCAAACAACTTACACCACATCAGCAGGCACTGTCGCCCGTGCTAATCCAATTATTTTGGACGCTGCAGGCCGAGTACCCGATGGCGGTGAAATCTGGTTAAGTTCTGGCGTTAGCTATAAGTTTGTGCTGAAAGACAGCACAGATGTTTTGATTGCCACTTACGACAACATTACAGGCATTAACGACACCATCAACTTGTCGCCAATTGTCTACAACGCGACTGGTAACGGAGTTACTTTTAACTTTAACCTTGCAAGCGCACCGATAAATGAAAACACCACGCAAGTTTACATTAACGGTGTGTACCAACAAAAAAATACTTATTCTTTGTCAATTGCTACATTGACATTCACTCAAGCACCACCAAACCTTTCAACAATTGAAGTGTTGTACTACTAATTGGAGTAAATCATGGCAGATAAAAAGATTTCCGCACTCACCGCAGCTTCCACGCCTTTGGCGGGTACGGAAGTATTGCCGATTGTCCAGAGTGGCTCAACAGTTAAAGTGTCTGTTGAAAATTTGACTTTGGGTCGTGCGGTTAATTCCGCTGGCGGTACGTTTACAGATAACTTTATACAAGGCACAGCAGGTAAAGGTTTTAACTTTACTGCCAACACTCCAGCGTCTGGGATGACCAGTGAGTTGTTGAATTGGTATGAAGAAGGCACTTTTACCCCTACTGTAACTACCTTAACATTTGTTGGTTCTCCAACATACACAGGGCGTTACGTTCGCACTGGCCGCTTGGTGTACGTTACCTTGCGGATACAAGCAACTAGCATTACAAGTGCTAGCGCTACTATTAGTGAAGGGTTTCCATTTGTAAGCGCAAGCATTCTTACAACTTGTCCAGTAACTAATAACGCAACCAATGCATCTGTCGGTAATGGGTTATTTTTTGTAAGCGGTGGCAACACAATTATTTATCTTCCTAGTTTTTCGGCTTTGACTGATGTAAGTTTTAGCGGTTTTTACTTTGTTTAAGGACTAAGAATGGCGCTGACTAAAGTAACAAACTCAATGATTGTTGGTGCCCCCACCAACGTCCTTGACTGGATTCCAGTCCAGTACCATGCTGCAATTAAAGACCTGACCAGCACAGTTGATGTTCAACAATACATTCAAGCTGCGATGGACAGCGGCGCTGGTGAGGTTTACTTCCCCAGTGGCTGGTATGTCATTCGCTCACCGCTATACATCACCAATGGCGTACCTGGCAGCATTCAATCGGCTGATTTGACTTTTGTCGGTGAAAACAGAACCACGACTTACATTGTTGTTGATGGAACTTTCACACCAAGCACCATCATCAACCCTGCTACTGGTTCCGGCATTATTTCAATGCTAATCAACCAATCTGACAACGGAAAATTTACGTTAAAGAACATTCGCTTTCAAGGTTTGTTGACTGGTGGTCATGTCATGTTTTCCTATGACATGGGTGCAATTTCCACAACCACTACGCAATGCTTGTTTTCTGGCTTGATTGAGAATTGCTGGTTTAGCTTGTCATCAACAAACGCAGGGTATTTTTTTGGTGGTATCCAAAATTACCAGATTTCCAACAACGTGTTTGAGCAGGCCAAAGGGTGCTTCCGTTTAGCAGGCAACGGTTGCGGTGACCTAAACTTCACCAACAATTCAACATTTGTTTGCTATGACGGATTTATTGATGCAACTTATGATGCTATTCCCAAAGCATTGATTAACGTAGCAAACTTAAATGCGTATAGTTATTTGCGTGGGCCTCTTTTTTCAGCTAACAACGCACAGCACTGGAACATCACAAACGTCAACTTGCAAGGCGACACAGCCGCCCCGCTTGGGACAATTGGCCTTGCTGACTTTACTGATTCATTATTTGTCAACATTGATGGATTCACTTGTTATGACGAGTTGGATGATGTAATCAAGATTTCTGGAACAAAAATTAAAGTCTCAAATGGTTTCATTGAGGCAAACAATTCCGGCATTTATATGGCTGGTAATAACTCATCACTTGTGACCATTGACAACGTAGACATCAAAGAGTCTCAAGTTGCGGCTTTTTGGCATCCATCTGGAAACCCTGGTGGCACAATCAAAGTCAGCAATTGTGCTTGGTACAACAGCAAAGGCCACATTTGGGTTGACCAAAGCGGTTCAGCAACATACAGCGTGACATTTGACAATTGCCAATTCACAAACGCTGGCTTTCCAAACACCACCGCAGGAACACGAAATTTCAGCTTGACTACATCAGGTAATGTGAATTTCTACAATTGCTTGATTGGCCGCACAACAACAGATGCGATTGCAAACTATTACATTGAAGCACTTGGCACTGGCGATTTAATCTTGACAGATTGCACATTCACAACCTTGACATCGCCTGGATCACCTGAAATTGATGGCACTCAACTTGTAAAAATTGCTGGTGGCCTTGGCAATCGTTATCGTCAGTACTACGCTCCAACAGCACCGTTGACTGGAACTTGGAATTTGGGTGATCGAGTGTTTAATTCTGTGCCATCTGTTGGTGCAAATAAAGGTTGGATTTGTACAGTAGCAGGAACACCTGGCACTTGGGTGTCTGAGGGCATTCTTTAATTTTCAAAGGAAAAATCATGGCAAATACTTTTAAATGGTCAATTCAAAAACTTCGCGTTGCGCCACAACAAGGTGACAAGGCTAATGTTGTCGTTCAAGCCGATTGGCTTTGCGCTGCGTTGAATAATGAAAACATTGTTCAAGCAGCCGCATCTGGCTCCAAGAGTTTTGCTCTTGGTGACAGTTTTACGCCTTTTAACCAATTGACAGAAGCACAAGTGCTTGGCTGGTGCTTTGAGCCAGAAACAATCACAGAAACAGATCGCGAAGGTAATGTGACTACTGCCGTTAAGAATCTCAAAGCAGATGCTGAAGCACAAGTCACTGGCCAAATTGCACGCCAGTTGGCTCAAAAAGAATCTGAGCCTGCTTTACCATGGGTATAAATTCCAGCATAATGTGCTGACAAACTGTATCGGCCCAGTAGACCGAGGAATCTTAGGATTCAGAAAACATGACTGAAGAAGTCCAAGCCCTAGCGGAAGTAGACTCCGCGCCAACGATGGATGTGACGGCCACACCTGAAGTTGCTGAAAGTACGCCGGAAGTCGCTGAGAACCAAGTCGAACAAGCCACAGAGGAAAAAAAGTACTCCCAGGCTGAAATTGATGCGATGATCGGCAAACGCCTCGCAAGAGAGCAACGTAAGTGGGAAAGAGAGCAAGCAAATCGGTCTGCGGAATCGCAAATCGTGAGAGCTGCACCAACTGCGTCCGTTGACCAGTTTGAAAGCCCTGAAGCCTATGCGGAAGCAATGGCCTATCAGAAAGCTGAAGAACTATTGGCCAAACGTGAAGCAGCCAAGCAGCAATCAG